TGTTTACCAATAACCTTTTCACGTATACCTTACAAAATATAACAACTGGTGAAAAAAATATTTTTTCTCTGGAGCCTTCGAGGGTTTTACTAGGTAGTCGTGCAAGGTATACGTGGGCCAAATGTCGCAAATAATGACAGTGTGGAACAATATCGTGAAACATTTTGGATGAGTTAATTGAACGGTGTTCAGATTGTGATTGACGGTGATGCGATGCGGTGTGCTAGACTTTGTGGGGACGATTAACACACTGGTGATGGTATGGTTAAACGAATCACATTCGCTGACATAATAGGACTGAAACCGAAACATGCAGCATTTGTCATCGAGTATCTGAAAGACTTTGGTGCCAGGAGAGCTGCAGAGGCTGCCGGGTTTGAAGCTGACTATGGGTATCGATTACTGGATAGGCCAGAGATAAAGGAAGCCATCAACGAGGCGCTTAGGCGACGACTGGAGGCGACTGACATTGATGCTGAATGGGTTCTAATGGAGGCGGTGGATAATCACTGCATCGCCCGGCAGCAGGGTAATATTACTGCAAGCAACACCGCGCTCAATCTGGTGGCAAAAAATGTGTTCGTTGATGCATTTGCTGCTGAGAAGGTTGAGATGAATAGTGACAAGGAGATCATGGAGCGGTTACTACGCGGCAGAAAGCGTCGACAGCAGGATAGTGACGACGATGACACACCTTCTTTCCTGTGATACGTTGTGCTATTCTCAAGCTCAGCCCTGGGCATGCGATTACAGTTGGACCGTCACCGCCAGCTGCATGTTACATGGTCCTTAATTCTTCTATGGTGACAGTGTGGCGACAACTCGATCTGCAATGACATCCAGCGGTGAGTACGAAGTTGGTCAAGTTGACCTGCTTCTCGCTGATGAATGCTCACAGTATTATGATGATCCGTATGGATGGGTACTATGGGCATTCGACTGGGGTTATGGTGAATTAACTGGGTTCGATGGCCCTGATACCTGGCAGCGTGACACTCTCATCGACATTGGCAAGCAGGTCGCAGCGCGCGGCTTTGATGGTGTTACTCCTGTTGACCCCATCCGTGAAGCTACAGCCTCCGGTCACGGCATCGGTAAATCTGCACTCACCGCATGGCTCATTCTTTGGATCATGTCCACCAGGCCTTATGCCAAGGGTATTGTAACGGCCAATACATCAGATCAGCTGCGCACTAAGACCTGGGGTGAACTTGGGAAGTGGCGCAGTCGCTGTATCGTCGGTCACTGGTTTGAATACAACAACGGTCGCGGCTCAATGTCGCTGTATCATCAATCCTGGCCGGAGTCATGGCGCGTGGATGCACAGACTTGCCGGGAAGAGAACTCTGAGGCATTTGCTGGGCTGCACTCAGCCAACTCAACACCATTCTATCTATTCGATGAAGCATCAGCTGTTCCTGATAAGATATGGGAGGTGGCTGAGGGTGGTCTGACTGACGGTGAGCCGATGTTCTTTGTCTTCGGGAATCCTACCCGTAACACTGGTAAGTTTCGCGAGTGCTTCACCAGGCAGAAGCACCGCTGGTCTACGCGGCAGATTGACAGTCGCACAGCCAAGATGACTAATAAGAAGCTCATAGAGGAGTGGCGCAGGGACTGGGGTGAAGACTCTGACTTCTTCAGAGTGCGTGTGTTGGGCCGTTTCCCTCGTGCCGGTGACATGCAGTTCATGTCCTCTGATGATGTCGCCACTGCCATGAAGCGGGGTCCAGGGCGATACCTTGGTGATGATCCACTCATCTGTGGTATTGACCTTGCCCGGGGCGGCGATGATAACTGCATGATTCAGTTCAGGCGTGGTCAGGATGCCAAATCTGAAAAGGTGTATCGTATCCCTGGGGAGAAGTCACGTGATAGCATGGTTGTCGCTGCCAAGATTGCTGATGCATTAGACAGACATAAGCCTGATGTGACATTCCTTGATGTTGGTAGCATGGGTGGTCCTATCGGTGACCGATTAAGGCAGCTTGGATACCATGTCATTGATATTGGCTTTGGTCATAAAGCATCTGATGAAAAGCGATATGCCAACAAAACTGCTGAGATGGGGGCAAGATGTCGTGAGTGGATTATCAATGGTGGTTCTATCCCTGATGATCCACAACTAGAGACTGAACTGACATCCAGGGAGTTCGGTCATGATGATAAAGACCGGCTGGTATTGCAGCGAAAGAAGGATATGAAGAAGTTGATCGGCGTATCACCAGACTGGGCTGACGCATTGTATCTGACATTCGCTCAACCTGTTCCAAAGCGTGAAATGCCACGTGGTCAGCTTGATGCTGCAATCGCTGTGCGTAGTCAGAGCAACAATGACTATGATCCATTAAGTTGCATGGATATTGATTCATGATATGCTTATCTGTATGAATTTTAACCAAATAAGAGGTTATTGATATGTGTGGAGGAGCTCCGTCAGCCCCAGCGCCACCCCCTGTATTACCTGAAGCACCGCAGCCGCCTCCCATGACCAGGGCGACTGGTGTTGGTGAGATGAGAAAACATCCACTTAGAGAGTTTATGTCACGTCACTCTAATGGGGAATTTAGATATCTTAAATCAGAAAGTCCTGAATCTTTAGCACGTGAAAAGTCGACGATACTCGGCGGGTAATCATGGCGACTGCAAAAGTTAATCTGGATTTATCGCAGTATGTGAAGATCAACGCTTCAACGCGACAAGTACTCTTGCAGGCACGCGGTGACACGGTACGTATTGCAGTAAGCATAGCACAACCAACAAAATCAAATACCGCATATCATGAACTTGGTGGTAAAGATGCCCCTTTGACAATCAATCTGGTTGATCAGGATATATGGGCATTGGCAATGACTGATAAAAGTGCATTGATCATCACTGAGCTTGACCCCGCACAAACTGCATTATTTGATGGATACGGTAACCCAATTGGCTCGTTAAAAGGTGCGGTCAATATTCATGATGCAGATGTACATAACTCCGTAGTCAATCGATACATGCACCGACATACAACAGTACAGACGACATTGACTACAGCAGTGGTCGGAGACGGTACTGAATACACAATCGATGTGGCTGATGCGACAGGGTTTGCTATCGGGAATTATTTGCATATCAACACAGGGATTGAGGAGATCACACATCCTCGCTTAACCTCTTCAAATCCGGCTTTACCAACCACTGGACCTGCTACGTTCACACTTGATCGTCGTTTAGATTATGCACATTCTATCGGTGACGCTGTTGTTCAGTCTGTCATCGACATGTCAAGTGTTGCTGGGAGTATAGCAAACCCTGTTATTTACTATGCTGCACCTTACGGTATCGATGTATGGCATGTAACACGGATCATGTTTGAATTGACACATGGTACTGCCGGTGATTTAGGGTTATTTGGAGATTTACCCGCACTCACAAATGGTATTATATTGCGGGCAAAAGTGAATAATGAATATTACACTTTCACTAATTGGAAACAGAATAGTCACATGAAGGTCGATATGTACGATGTTCAATTTGACCCACGTTCAGGTGGTGGCGGGTCTTATGGTACAACCGGACGTGGGACATTTACTAAAGCGGGCGCGGTACTGCGATTAGACGGGGCGCTTGGAGATCGATTAGAGCTATTAGTTCAGGATGATATTACACTACTCGATTCATTTACGATGAAAGCGCAAGGTCACCCAGAGGATTACTGATATGTCAACAATCAGGAGTTATAACAAACGACTTGAAGCACTCCGCTCTGAGCGTTCTACATTTATTCCTTTATATCAGGAATTATCTGATTATCACTTAGCACATCGTGGGAGATTCCTCACGTCTGATAGAAATAAGGGTCACAAGCGCAATACCAAACAAATCAATAACACCAGCAGATTATCTGTGCGTACTTTGGCATCGGGGATGATGTCCGGTATCACATCCCCTGCCAGGCCGTGGTTCAGATTATCCACCGGCGATAAGAAGGTTGATGCTGTTGTAGGTGTTAAGATGTGGCTATTTGAAGTGCAGAATATCATGTACAAAGTGTTTGCTGCCTCGAATACCTATAACGCATTGCATCAGATATACGCTGAACTGGGTGTGTTTGGTACTGCTTGTATGGGTGTCTTTCATGACTTTGAGAATGTCATTTGGTGCAAACCCTATACCGTTGGAAGCTATATGTTGGCGATGAATGAGAAGAATGTCACCGATACCTTTTATCGTGAATATGAACGCACTGTAGCTCAGGTTGTTAAGCAATTTGGTATCGAGAATGTCAGTGAACACGTGAAGCAGCAATGGGAGAATGGTAACAGTGAGGCATGGATAAAGATTGTCCATGTCATTGAACCAAATGATGATCGCGACAATGCGAGTGTATTGGCTAAGGATAAGGCGTGGCGCTCTGTATATTATGAATCCAACCTTGGTGCTAGGGATGGTGAGGATAAATTCCTGCGTAAATCAGGTTTTGATGAGTTTGCAATTCTCGGGCCTCGTTGGGATGTCACCGGTGAAGATGTCTATGCCACTGATTGCCCTGGGATTACCGCGCTGGGTGATACAAAGGCCTTGCAGTTGGCTGAACGTCGAAAGTATCAAGCCATTGATAAGATGGTAAACCCTCCGCTGCAGGGCCCGGCAGCGATGAAGAATAAGATGAAAGGCGGTGCTCCTGGACCTAATGAAATCGTTTGGAATGACAGCGCTGATAACGGTGGTCTTCGTAGTATTTATGAAAACTACCGACCTGATATCAATCAATTACATCATGAAATAGAAGTCACTGAGAATCGCATCAAGCGCGCATTCTATG